ATGGAAACCGCAGCCCCCGCCTTCGTCTATCTCCCGATCTTCGACCGCACGGCGGCGCACCTTCGGATGACGGACGATGATCTGGCGGCGGTGGAAAACGAGTTGGTCGCCGATCCGCGCCGGGGCGATGTGATCCCGAACACGAACGGCGCGCGCAAGGTGCGCGTGGCCCTGCAAGGGCGCGGCAAGAGCGGCGGCGCGCGGGCGATCTACCTGTATGTCGAGATGAAGGGGCGCATCTACTTCATCGCCGTCTATGCCAAGAACATGCGCGAGAACCTGTCGGAAGCGGAGAAGAAAGACCTCCGCACGCTCATCGGAGTATTGGAGAGGGAACCATGAACAACGAGATCGAACCATTGGAAGTGACCGAGGAGAACTTCGGCGCGATCCTGATCGCGGGTGTCAGGGAAGCGATTGCCTTTGAGCGCGGAGAACTGGCGGCGCGCGTCCGCGTCCGGCATCGCACCCCCGCCGATGCGACCGTCCATGCGCCGCCCATCTACGACGCCCCCCGCGTCCGGGCGGTGCGGCAACGCCTCGCGCTCTCGCAGGAGATGTTCGCCCGCGCCCTCAACGTGAGTGACCAGACGGTGCGCGCCTGGGAGCAGGGAACGCGGCCACCATCCGGCCCGTCCCTGCGGCTCCTTGAATTGGCGGAAGAGCATCCCGCGACGCTGCTGGCGAAGATCGAGATGTCACGCCCGGCCCGCGCCCCAGGAAAGGTGACCGTGAATGAAACTCGTGCGCATCGGTAAGCAGATCATCAACATGGACGCGGTGACGCTGATCCTCATCCACGACGAGGAGCCGGACAATTACTCGGTGACGCTCCAATTCGCCGTGCCGCCCATCGAGACCGAAGAGGGCATCGACAATTCCGGCTGGGGCTTCAACGGCGCGGAGGCGAAGATGTTCATCGGCTGGCTCAATGCGAATGCCGCCGACATCATGCAAAAGCCCGCGAGTGGCGATGACGGCTTCGGCAACATCACTCCGTAGCACCCCGCTAGAGCAGCTCCGCGAACGCATCCACCGCCGAGGCGATCTCCTGCGCGCGCTGCTCCCCCGTCACCGGCGCGGCGACCTTCGTGGCGCGCGCGAGCAGGCCCATCGGCTTACCCTCGGCGTCGAACTGGCCGTACATCGTGTACCAGTCGTGGACGCGGTCTATCCGCTCCTGTCCCCACCCCTCGATGGTGTCGGGGGAGATGCCGGTTCGGTCGAAGAGCCAGAGGACAAAAAACTCGCCCGCTTCAAAAAAGGGGGCGAGTTCGATCCTTCCTCTCGTTGCGCGCGGTAGTCGTTCGTCAGCCGCCAGACCTCCTCCGCGAGGGGCAGGATGAAGTCGTCGGGGTAGTCCTTGAGCGCGTCGGCGATGCGCACCGCCCGCGCCTCGCGCGCCTGCCGGGTCGCGCCCGGTTGCGTCGGCTCGATCAGCGCGGGCGTGACGAGGCCGTAGGCGACGCTCATCCGGTTGAAGACCCAGCCCGATTGGCCGGTCTGCCCCATCTCGGCGACGGCGTTAATGTGCTCCTTCTCGCCGTTGTTGAGGATGCTTACCTCGAAGGCGATATCGGGGTAGTTCGGGTGCTCGAACGGCACCGCCTCGTACCGCTGCTGCACGCGGGCGCGCAACTCCTCGACGCCCGTCGCCTTCGGTGTGCCGATCTCTTTGCCTGTCATGTGCTTGCCCCTTCACGAAACGGCGATGTACAGGACGGATGGGAGGGGCAAGCCAGCCCACCCGCCTGCACACCGCACAATCAACAGCCCCCGCCACTGTGACGGGGGCACACAACCCGTTAGCCCAAGTCAAAGGCCGGCATCACGAGACACCTGCCCGTAACAGTTCCGCTCACGGCCCCCGCAGACGGCGCGGCCATCGGCGCGCCGCCGAGGCGACCGTAGACGTTCCATCGCCGCTTCGTCTGCACCTCCTCGTAGAGCGAGAAGATGAAGGTCTTCTGCAGCAGCATCTCGGAGAGCAGGTCGATGCCCGACCCGGCCGAGTGGCGCATGAACTGGAAGGTGCCCTGGAACTTGCCCGGCGCGGCGGGGATGATGTCGGTGGCGTACTCGTCCAGGTCGATCTCGTTGGCGGTCAGGCCGAGGCTCCAGTCGTTGACGTGCTCCACCGGGATCACGTCCGTGCCCGTCGTGGCCGGGATGTAGTTGCCCGCGACGGTGATCACGGGGGTGCCGGTGAGCGGCTGGCGGAATAAGATGCAGCCGTTCAGGTGCAGCAGCTTGTAGTCCGTCCGCTTGACGGGCACGCCGCCGTTGGAGACGACGACCGGCAGCCCCGGATCGAGGACGTGCTTCGTGACGTCGGTCACCTGATAAATCTGCTTGACGGGGTACGAGCGCTTGCCACCCGGCAGCTTGCCGATGTCGGCGCAGGCCTCCGACGCGCCCACCGGGGTGGACGTGCCGACGAGCCAGGCGATGTCCCCGTCGCGCCCGCTGATCGTTTCCATGGCCATGTCATTCGCTCCTTTGCGTGATGCAAAAGAGCGGGCGCACAGTCTGCGGCGGCTCTCATCCCTTCGGCGGGGCCGTTACCGGCGCGGCGTTCGGGGGTCGGATGCGGTTGTCAGTCGTTGCGGGTAATGCCCCACCGTCTCTCGATGGCGGCGATCACCAGCAGCAGGGCGCGCCGAATGGCGAGCCACAGTTCCTTGTCGCTCAACGCATCATCGCCCCCTTTTTTCTTGTCGCCGTCCCGCCCCTACACCTTCGAGGCATGGACGCGGATCGTGAATTGGCGACCCCTCACCATCGTGCCGTTGGTGACGGCGCTCACCTGGCGGAATCCCGCGCCCGATTCCTCCATCGTCACCGCGTTGAGCAGCAGCCCCGTCGCCGTCCACGGGGTGTCGATGAGGGCGGTGAGGCAGGCCGGGATAAGGGCGCGGATCGTCGTGGTCGACCAGCCGGTCGTGTAGGCGCTCACGTCCATCAGGGCGTTGATCGCCGGGTCGTTGTACCGGCTCTCGTAGACGACGGAGGCGAGCGCGAGGACGATGTAGGGCGACGGTGCGCCTTCGGGCGCGACTTCCGGGTGGACGCTCGCGCCGACGAGGCCCGCGACCGTGGCGTTCGCCAGCAGCGCGACCCGCGCCCCGGCGACCAGCGCATCGGGATCGAGTGCGCGCAGGACTCTCGCCGGTGTGAATGGCATCGGTCGCGCCCCCTTAGCCGAAGATTGCCGCGATTTCTCGCAGGAACGATTCGCGATGCCGCTCGATAGCGGGTCTGAGGAACGGCTGGGCGGGCGCTCTCGCCGTCCCATACTCGACGTACGATGAATGATTCGTGTCGGAGACAATCTCCGCCATCAGCGCGGACACCTCCGCGTGGAGGCTCGCGCGCAGTTCTCCGGTGAGCACCGGGGCCAGCCGCTGAGCCTCCTCAACGACGAGCGCGGCGTATTTTTCCACCACGGCCTGCGCGCGGCTTTCCAGCCCGTCGATCATCGCGTCCAACGCGCTCAGGTCGGTCGCGACGCCGATCTCCGCTGTCGCCACCGCCCTACGTGTCCCACTGCGACGGGGCGAAACGCGAACTGGCCGCGAGCCGCTCCAACTCCGCGATGCGATCCGCCTCCTTCTGTGCGACTCGTGCCCGCTCCTCCGCCGCCGTGGGCTTGCGCGGCTCGGCGGCTTTCGGTGCTGCCGCCTTCGCCGGGGCGGCCTTCTTCGCGGGCGCTGCCGGGGCTTTGGGAGCGGGGGATGCCGGTGCCGGGGTCGTTGGGGTTGTCGTCTCGTCTGCCATCGCTGTTGCTCCTTTACGTCAGTCGTTTACACACCACGTGCACCGCTGTCTGGTAACTGGTTGGGTTCAGCACCCCGATACATTGATACGTCTGCGTCCCGGCGACGATGGTGTCCCGCTCCGATACGGCGGCGTTCCACGGCAAGGAGACGACGAAACCCGTCACCCCTCCGAGCCGTGACGCGAACACCTGCTCGACCGGGGACGCGCCGAGCGGGGCGATCCGGCAGGGGTACGTCCGCGCGGTGGTCGCGCCCGACCCGCCCGAACCATCGTCGTTGATGACCGGCGCGCCCGCCGTGACGACGGAACAGGTGTCGGGCATCGCGCTCTCATCGAGCGCGATCAAGTAGGTCAGCGTCGCGGCGTCGATCAGTGGCGCAACCGGCATCTCACCACCCCCGCCGCGCGCCATACGGCCAGCCCGCGTACGCCGGGTTATTGGCGTCCCGGTAGGGGGTGGGCGGCGTGATCGGGGCGGTGCGCACGAGATCGCCACCCACCGGCACGCCCGATGATCCGGCGATCAGTTCCGCGCGCTCAATCTCGGCAACGACGGCGGCGAGCATCGTGTTCAGGTGCCGCACGCGGTCGGAGAGGCTGACGGCGGGCGCGCCGGGAATGGAAACGGTCACTTGCAAGCGATGCGCGCCCATCAAGTTAAGGAGCGCATCCCGCTTGACATACAGGTACTGGAGGAAGAGCGTCGGCTGCCCCTCGTGCTTGCGCCAGAGGAATCCCGGAGCCGCCGCCGTGCCGAGACTCGTGGCAATCGCGCCGTCCGGGTCGCCGACCTCGGCGGGGATCGCGCCAATGTAGTCGGCGGCAGTGAGTGTCATCGCTCAGGACTGCTTCTTGGCGGCGGCTTCGGCGGCCTGTTGCCGCTCTCGGTCGGCCTTGACGATCTGCCCTGCCGCCGCGACCAGCGCCTCGTGCTCGGCGGAGAGTTTGCTATGGGCGGCGCGGGTTTCGCCTGCGCCCTCCGCCACGGTCTCATGCGCCGCCTTCAGTTCCGCCTCCGTCGGCAACTCCTCTTTGGAGAAGATGTGCCGTCCCTTGAAGGTGACGACCTCGCCCCGTTCGAGGACCGCTTCCAGTTCCTTGCGCGTTGTCGTTACTGCCATGTGGGATCACTCCTTTGTGCGAAGGGGCGAGGAATCCCGGCCCCGCGTACTACGTCAGATCGCCCCTTAGAAAGGGTTTGTGGTCGGGATCGGTGATGTGAACGTGCCGAGCGTCAAGACTGACGTGGCCTGGAGTTGCCGCTTCTGCGGGAACCCGCGCGCAACGCCGAACATCGTCACGTTCGGGGGATTGAGATCGGCGGGCACCGTCGCATAGGCGATGGGGCCGCGCTGCGGGCCCGCGCCCAGTCCGCCGATGATGTTCGTCGGGGCGATGGAACCGACGAGTGTCTCGGTGACGGTCGCGTTGCCCCAGTCCATGATGTCGGCGCGGTTGTCGTCGCCCGTGTTCGAGAGGATCGCTTTGGTGATCGGCAGGAAGGGGGACGAGGCCGACATGCCGTCCGCCGCCTGCTGGAAATAGCGGGCGTCGTACAACTCGATTTGCAGCCCCGTCAATGCCTCGACAATCGGCCGCATCGCCTGCATCGACTGATTCGGCAAGGTCGCCCCGACCACTGAGGGGAAGAAGGTCGCCCTGGCGCGGGTGGCAAAGCTCGTTTGCGCCGTCAGGTAGTTGAAGGCCGACGTGCTCATCGTGATCCGGTTGTAGACCTTGCCGTAGCGGACCGAGGCATAGAGCAGTTGCGCGAGGATATCGCCGATGCCGTCCGCCGAGACGTTGTCCCAACCGACCGCGACCGTCACTTTGAGGTCGGCGGGCATCCCCCACGTCGCATTGGTCAGCTTGACGCCGAAACGGTCGTAGGAGAAGGCGTCCAGCTGCATGGCGACGATCATCTGCTCCATCCGCTGCCGGACGGCGAGCAGGCGGTTGTCCATCACGCGATTGAGGTAGTCGGAGAACAGCCCCATATCGCTCGCGTTCGCCATGCCCGCCGCGACCGATTGCAGCAGATTGAGCATCGACTGCGAGACCGTCTCGCCCGCTTTGATGTTCGGGATGTTCGTCGCCTCGAACTGGATTTTGCCCGTCGTGTAGACGGTCGCGGCCTGATCGTCGGCGATGATGTCGGCGATGGAGATGTAGCCGACGAAGCGGGCCAGCAGCTCGCCGTCCACGACGGGGATTTGCGGGGTGCGCCCGAGGAAGCGCAGTTCCGCCGGGATGTTGCGCGCGTCCTGCAACGTATTGATGATCGCGGTCAGGCGCGCCGATTCGAGAATTTGCAGTGAGGGTGAAGCCACGGGGATGCTCCTTTCTGACACGAAAAAGACGCATCCCCGCATGGGCGCGTCTGGTAGCCGGAACGATGGGATGGGGGATTACAGCGCGGTGTCCACGTATTCCAACAGCGGCAATGCCGCTTCGAGCGCGCTGTAGGCGGGCAACGGCACCGTACCGACCGTTGCCGCCTTGAGCCGCGCCTTCCAGACTTTGCCGCCCTCAAAGACCGCCGGATGATTCGTGGGCGCGCTGCCGATGCCGAAGGGCACGGTTTGCAGCACGCTCTCGTTGAGGATGAAGCACGCACCGCGCGCGAGCGTCTGGCGCCCGTCGGTGGCCCCGCTGTTGTACGGGCCGTAGAAACCCGTGGCGGTGATGCGGCAGAGGACGGTGCCGTACTCGATCCCCTTCTGGCCGTTCGGGATCAGCGTGCCATCCGCGAGCAGGGTATCGGCGGCGACCGCCGCGACCGTGGCCCAGTCGAGCGTGATGCCGCCCACTTTCCATTTCATGTTCTGCAGCGCATCGGCGGCAACCATAATCTGCGTGCCGGTGGTGTAGGTCGAAACGCGACCGAAGCTCATCTCGATACTCCTCTTCGTTGTGACGCCCGGAGGCGTGGATTAGGTGGTGCCGTTCGTCTTTTTCGCGTACAGCTGCGCGCTCGCCACGGCGTCAGCGAGGGGATCGGCGGGCTTATCGCCGTCATTCGACAGCACAATCAGATCGCCCTTCGGCACCGCCTCGCCGAGCCACTTGTGCTCCGGGGAAGCCGCAAAGACCGCGCGCAGCACCGCCGCGCGGTCGCCTTCGACCTTCTCACCGTCCGTCCGTGCGAAGGTGACGGTCGCGCCGTCCTGCGCGTCGTCCGTGAGGGCGCGCGCGAAGAGGGCCTCGACTGCGGGCTTCATCGCGGGGGTGATCCGGCGTGCCGTCAGCATGTCCTGTGCGAAGTGCGCGGCCTCGGCGGCGATGCGCCCGGCGGTGTCCCGTGCGCTCCCCTCCTTGAGTGCTTGCAGTTCCGCCTGCATGGCGGCGAACTCGGCGGTCGTCGGGGTCGTGGTACTCATCGGCACTTGCTCCTTTGCCCCTGCGGGCGGTATGGCCGCCACGGGCGGCACGGCAATGTCCCCGCCCACGAAAAGGGCTTTGAGGGTGTCGAATACGCCGATCTTCTTCGCGTCATCCATGTCGTGCTCCTTGCTCATCTTGGCTTGTCCTTTCGACGGGTAATCCGCGCCCAATGCGACGGCGTGCTCGGCGATGGCGTTGAGGCGGTCCTGATCCGCCTGACTGTGACGCTTGCCGGCGAATTCACTTTCGATCTCCACCAACCGCTGCCCCTCGTCGGTCGCGCTGAAGGCGGCGAAGAGCGCGGCGTCGGCGATGCGCGGGGAGTTGACGATGGCGAGACCGCGTAACTGCTTCGTTGCCTTGTCCCACGTCGCGCTCACCTTCCGCGTGCCGTCGTCGAGCAGGTCGTCCAGCCACCTGGGCAGGGCGACCGTGCCGACCAGCGACGTGCCGTCCGCGTGCATCGCCACCGATTCAAGCGTGCCGAGGCGTGAGTCCAAAACAGTCGAGGTGTGTTCGAGATCGACAAAAACAGGCTTGAACGCATCAACGGCGGCACGCGCTTCTTGTTCGTTGAGGCTGAAACCCTTGTCGGGAAAATCTCCGCAAGTGAATATCTTTCCCGTACGCCGCACAAATTCGTCTGTCATTGCAACTCCTTTCTTTGCCCTTGCACGCTTGCGCTGTATCGTTTATAATACAGAGCAAGGAGGCACAATGGAGGTTGGATTAATACCCTGTGCGTGTGGATGCGGTCAGATGATTCCCGAAATTGGTTCTCGTGGGCGGCCACGGCGGTATGTACTTGGGCACCATCGAGTCAAGTCGTGCAGACCTGATAATGAGACCCTACGCAGACTGTATGCGGATGAAGGGAAAAGCACCCTTTCGATTGCGGCGCTGTATGGCGTAGCGGATACCACAGTGCGTTATTGGCTCACCGACGCACGCATTCCGACGCGCAACACCGCTCAGGCGAATGCCATCGCGCATCACGAGAAATACGCCGGCCCGGATAACCTTGCGGACCTGTATCTGCAACAGAAGTTGACGACGTATGAGATTGGTACATCACTTGGTGTAGCGCCCAACACGGTTGCCGGATGGCTTCGGCGCTCCGGTATCAAAGCGCGTGGCAGGAACGAAGCAAAGCGTGCCGTTTCCGAGCGAATGAGACCAACGCCCGACGAATTGCGACGGCTCTATATCGAGCAGGAGATGAGCGCGAGCGAGATTGCATCGGCAACCGCCGTCAACTCAGGAACAATCCTCAACTGGCTCCGCGACGCAGGTATTCGTGTGCGCACCCTATCCGAAACTGGCGCGATTTCATCCCGCAAGCGCACTCCATCTCGCGCATTCCGTAAGGAACTTTCGCCTCGCGCCCGCTATCTGATACTCCAACGCGACAACTTCCGCTGCTGTGCGTGCGGACGTTCCCCGAAGGAGCACGGCGTTGTTTTACATGTGGATCACGTCATCGCGGTCGCTAATGGTGGCGGCAATGACCCCGCGAACCTGCAAACGCTCTGCGCAGACTGCAATCAGGGCAAGTCAGACCTGTGGTGATGCGTTGCAGCCTCCCTCGGTCGTCATGGGGTTCCCTCCTCATTGGCAGGCGGCGTGGCGGGGCTAAAGAATCGTCCTCAGCGTGGCGGCGATGGCGGCGATGCGCGGCGACTGGTCTTCCTGCGCGACCTCACCGAGGCTACTATCCGGCACGAGGGAGATCGCCTGATCCCCCTGCGGATTGCCAAGAGATCAATGTGTCGGTGATAATCGTCGCAAGAAGGAGGAGACCAATGGCAGCGACGTCGCGACAGAGAACCTATATCTTCACAAAGGAGGAGGGATGCGCGTTGCAGACCGGGGATCGTGTGTACTACTTCCCCGACGATCCGCCGTACGCATCACTGCCGAAAGCGGGAGTCTACTGGATACTCGCAAATAACAGCGGGTGGATACTGATCGGGCGAGACATTCAAGAAGGTGAGTACTGGGTGTCATATAGCCATCTCGAGCAGGAACCGTTCCCCCTCAACTCCTAGCGAATGCCGCCGATCATCGTTTGGGCAGCGAGAAATGCGCGGTCGTCATAGTTTCGTCTCCTCTTTCGCGGGCAGATTCGGCGGCGGCGGCACATTGGGCGGTTGCGGTGGTTCGTTCCCGGCCCGCGAGAGCGCCAGCGCACCGGCCTGCTGATTGGCGACGGCGCGCGCGACACTCTCCGGGTCGCGCGGGGGCATATCGAACGCCGCATCCAGCGCGATTGACTGACTCGCATCAAGGCTGTATCCGGCGGCGATGGCCGCCGTCATCAGGGCCGCCACGTCCTGCCGCTCCACGTCCCCCAGCGAGGGTCGGGGCGCGAGGTGGAGGGCGTCGCGCCCGAAGTTCACCGCGACGAACGTGCGGATGATGTCGCGTGCGAGCATCTCGCAGAGGCCGCGCTTGAGGGCCATGATGACGAGTCCGAGGATGTCCTGATGCACCACCGACGAGGCGCGCGCCTGGTGCTCACCCTCGCCCGTCGCCAGCGTCTGGCCGGTAATCGCCTTGGCGTTCTGCCGGTCGAAGAGGTCGATGGCCGCGCGGAAGGCCTCGCCGTTGCCCACCGCCTGGACGAACTTCACGTCCGAGCCGTGGGAGAAGGCCGCCGCGCGCCCGTTGGCGAACTGGATCAGCTCACCGAGCATCGCCTGCTGGGCGGTCACGGTCGTGCCGTCGTCGTAGCGGACGGCCTGCGCGTGCTCCCCAGTGATGCCGACGACGGACGCGGAGCCGAACTGCGCGAGGTACTTCAGCAGCTCCGGCCACGTCTGCATCTTCAGCCACCAGGTGTTGTAGGCGGGGCGGAGCATGCTGTTCCCGCGCGGGTCGCCGTTTCTCGCGCCGAGGGCGAAGACGGCGAATTTCTCGCGCGGCAGGATGCGGGACTTGTCGGCGTCCGTTAGGAGCGCGCCCGCCGTCAGCGTCAGCGTGGCCTGCCCCGGCGCGAGCGCGAGGAAGCCCTCGACGTTACCGAACGGATCGACGACGAACGCGGTCGCGGTGCGCTCCTTGACGGCGACCTTGGTGAGGATGTATCGCCCGGCGTCCTCCCCCTCGCCGTCCGCGAAGACAAGTTCGGCAACCTTATGGGCGACGACCATCGCGTCGAGCATGTTGTGCAGCGTGTGGTAGAGCGTCGGGTCGAGCGCGTCGAAGGAACGCTGCGTGGCGTCGAGAATCTCCTGCGCGCGCGGGGCCTCCGGGTCGTCCTCCTCGACCGGGCTGGCGAGATCCACGGCCTGCGAGAGGACGGCGGATTTGAAGAGGGTGATGAGACCAGCGATCTCCGGGTCGAGCGCCATCCGCTCGTAGATGCGCGGCCCCCAGTCCCGCTCCAGGTCGTCCACGGGCGACGGCAGGGCGTGGATGCCCTGCTGGTAGAGTCCCCAGAGGCTGTCGCGCGCCGCGACGTACTCGCGCGACAGGTCGGCGCGGATGGGCACGACCTTCTCACCCCCCTGTCCATCGGGCAGGGTGATGGTGCTCTCGATCTGCGCGCTCATACAGCACCTCGATTATCCGAAAGGTCGATAGCCGCGCTGGATGGCGGAGGTGACGGGGCGGGGCGGGGCGACGGCACCGGCGTAGGGCGTCCCCCCGTCGAGGTCCCGATGGGCGACGGCGTAGCGGATCATGTCCATGCCATGATCGACGCCCCCCTGCGGGACTTCCTTCACGACGCGCCCCGTGACATCCTTCGGCCAGACGTAGCTGCTGAACTCCTGCGTGACGCTGAACGGGCGATACTCCGCGACGAGCGACTCGTCGCGTTCAAGCAGCGCATCGCGCACGAAGAAAAGCCGCCGGTCATCGAGTCGCGTCCGCACTGCACCGACGCCGGGTGCGATGGCGTTGGTGGCCTTGACGGCGGGGAGACCCGCCGAGACGTACTGTTGGATGAAGTCCGGTTCGCTGGGGTCGCACTGGATGGACTGGAAATGGTATCTCTCGTGCAGCGCTTTGGCGCGCGGCACCCACCACGCATCGACCGTCTGCCCCGTCATGTAGTGTTCCGCCACGAGATAGAGCCGTCCGTCGCCGTCCTCGGCAAACACGCCCAACACACCGGGATTCGTGTATCCCCAGTCCTGCGCGGCGAAATAGGAACGAGGATGCGCGGGCGGGGCGTCCACGATGTGCGTGCGCTCGTCGAAGGAGTCGTAAACGATCCCCTCCGCAGCCGACCAGATGCCTTCGTAGAGCCGCGCGCGCCGCACGCCGGTCAGGGCACGCAGCGTATTGAGGTATTCCTCGGTGACGGTCGGATTATCCTCGTGGCGACTGTGCAGCATCCGCGTCTGCTCGCGGTCGCACCGCAATTTCAGCCAGTGCGTCGGGTGCTGCGGGTTGCAGTCGGCGATCAGCTGCTGGTAGGGCATCACCTGGTTCCGCAGACGGGTCGTGAGGTCTTCCCAGTCCTGCTCGGTCGCCTCGGTCGCCTCCTGCACGTAAATCATGTCGTACTCGGTGCTCATCACCTTCTCGGACTTGTCCAGGCCGCCGATAACGATGCGCGATCCGTTCGGGTACCGGTACGACGCAGGTTCGTCCTTGCTACCACCAAAAAATCGCACGCCATCGAGCGGGTGCAGCACCTTCGCTTTGTAGGTGACGATGCCCGCACCGACGAGCGAGACGAGCGTCTTGCGCACCATCAGCCCACGCATGTTCGGGTAGCGTTGCGCGCAGGCATGGAGCTTTTCGAGGCAGGCGCGCGACTTGCCCGTACCTGCCGGGCCGGAAAGGAGAATTTCTTTACTGCGATACCAGAACAGATCGGACGCCGCGCCGAAATGGGTGTAACAATGCGTTGTCTCAGAGGCCGCCACCATCGGGTTCATCCTTGCGCGGCTGCGGGTCGCCCTCGCGGTACTCGCGTACGAAGACGGTGTGCGTGGCACTCGTCTCCCCGACATCCACGAACATCCGGTGATACTTGCCGTTCAGTTCGAGCGCCTTCATCTTCGCGGACAAATCCATCTTGACTTCGATGGTCTCGCCCGTCTTCGGGTTGGTGCGCACCGTCACGAAATCGCGCCACTCGGCGGTGCCGACATCGCGCAGTTCGCGCAGAATCTCAGCCTGCGACATCGCCTCCGCCATCAGCACCGCGTCGATGTGCGCGCGGACGTGGGGTTTTGTGAGCGTTTCAGAGGCCGCTTTGCGCATCGCATCGTAGGACTTCGCGCTATAGCCCGCGATCCGCGCCGCCTCGGTCGCGTTGCCGTTGGCGTCGCCCAGATACGCATTGACGAACCGTTGCTCTTTGAGGGTGAATTTGATTGGTTCATCCATCGCTACCCCGCCGCTTCCCCGCCCGCGCGCGCCCCTTTGAGGAACCCTGCGATGCTCAGTGTTTCCGCCACGCGCCCGCCCTTTGCTGCGATATGTTCCGCGAGCGACACCATCAGCGGCCTGCACACGCGATCCGCATGGGCGATGGCCTCGCGGGCCGTGGGGTCCCTCGCAACCGTCAGCGGTGCGTCCATGTCGTGTCACTCCTGTGCGCGGCGAAGGTGCCCGCCGAGATGGGAGGAGCCGTCCCGACCGCGCCGGGCCGCTGTGGGGCGGGGTGCCGGGGCGGGCTGCGGGCAAAGCCAAAAACCCGCGACGGTGCGGGCGGGTGTGCGGTGAAATGGGGATGGTTCGGGATACTAGCGAAAGAGTACGGGAAAAATCGCGCAATGTCAATCTTACCCCTCGTATCCGCTGTGCAGCCACGCCCATTCGTCCTCAATCGCCCGCTTCGCGTCCTTGTGATACCGCTCAACGAGATCGGCGCGGATGCCGAATGCGCGGGCTGCTTCCTCGTAGGGCATCACCGCGTTCGAGCGCGCGGGATTGTAGATGCACCAGCGCATCATGCCCTTCGTGTCGGGCCGCTCAACGATGCCGAGTTCGCACGCCGTGAACACATTCCAGTGCGCCGGGTGAAGGTTGTGGCGCGCGCGGTTGTCATTGAAGGCGCGCGACACCGCCGTCGCCACCGGGCCGTACTCCTCACTCTCGAAGATACGTCCCCAGCGGATGCCTGTCAGGTTGCGCGTACTGGTCGGCACGGGTTGCAACTGCGTGTTGCCGGAGTAATCGCCGCCGAGCGTGAGCGCGCGTCGAAGTCTGTGCCACGGGAACGGCGGGATCGCCCGCGTCGCCGGTCGGATCGGATCGTCAACATCGTCTGCCACGGTCGCCCCCTTCGTCGAAGCCATCGCCATCACGCGCGCCCTTCCCTACTCGGCCACCCCCGTCCCGCGATCCCGCAGCGCGGCGAGGATCAGTCGCTTCTCGCGCTCGGCATCGGCCCGCGCCTTCTCATCCGTCGCGGCGATGCCTGCCTCAAGCGCCTTGTAGTAGCCCGTGCGCAAGTTTGTCGGTCGGCATCCTGGCGATCCGCGCCGCGTCCTTGCCGTCCTCCTTCGGGTCGTGGTGCAAGGTGAAAATGAACTGCGCGAACGCCGGGTCGTAGACCGCGTGGATGCGCAGCGGCATGTCCTCCGGCGGCGTGGTCTCCGGCTCCCAGTCGTCCACCACGATGCTCAGGATCATCGGGCGCGCCGTCGGCTCGATCTCCGCGACGGCGCGGGCCAGCCTGATCTCGCGGCCCATGTGCTCCATCAGATAGTCGCTCATCGCCGCGTCGTCGATACCGTACTTGCCCTTGATGTTCTCGGCCATCATCGTTCCCCTTTCGTCGCCGTCTCAACCGGCGTCACGGTCACGTGGACGTACTCGAACTCGCCGTCGCGCACGTCCGCATCAATCCGCACGACCTGCCGGTCATCGACGAATGCGACCCTGTTCAGCGAATCCAGAATTGCCTTAATTCCGTTGTCGAGATCAAACCGGCGCTTCCTGGCTGCGATGAGGATGCGCACCACAACCGGCCCGGCGAGCGGGGCGGCTCCGGCCATCGCCTCCTTCGCCCGTAGTCGCACCTCCCCCTGATAGGCGAGATACCGCTGGGCGGGGGGCAGGAACTTCGTCCGCTGGGTCATGCGCACAGCGGGCACAACCGGCCCCTCGACGCGAAACGCCACAGACGCCACCGCGACCGCACCCCCTGACCCCGCAGCGCGACTCATCACGCCGCCCCCGCGTCGGGCGGGTCAGGTGGGGCGAGGGCAGCAAGCCACCGAGCGCAAAGGTCGTCCCGATAGGCGGTGTCGCGGGTGCCGCCCTGATACTCCCACTCGTTCATCAGCCCCCGCAGCCGCGCGTTCTCGTTGGTGAGCTGGGTGACGGCCATGTTCACCTCCACCCACGCAGACATGCGAACGGAGATCATCGGGTCGCGCTCCTCGTTCTCTTTCATCCGAGAACCAACACTTCCACGCGGTTGCTGTCCGCGAGTCCGAGATAGGCAAACAGGTTGTACGACACCTCGACCACCCAGCGTGACCGCCAGACGGCGTTATCCTGCGGTGCGTTGACATCCGCCACGCGGCAGGTAGCAACGACGCCAGTAGCCGGGTTGCGGAGCGTGAGGATGTCGCCCACGCCGAACCCGATCTTGACGCAGAAAAACTTGTCGACATCGTCCACGTCGGCAGGGTCAAGGCCATGGTTGCGGGCCTGCGTCAGGCGGATGCGCTCCCAGCCCGCGCCGTCCCAGCCGGGGGCATAGTAGGCCGCGCTGCCCTCCGCGATCACTACCAGCCCGTCCGTTGTCGCCTCGCTCGTCGCCCCCCGATGGCCCGATGGAAGGGTCGCTGCGGTGACGAGCGCGAGGATTACCAGTGACCGGATTGCTCGCGTCATGCGTCACCCCTCCCGTAGCGCACCGTGTCGCCGTATGTGAACCGCATCGCCCCGCAGAGCGCGCACCGCTCGTGGCCGATCGTCGTCACCATGCCATTGACGGCGCGCTCCGGCCGCTGATCGAGCCACGTATGCTCGCGGGTGCCGTCGCTGCACAGCGGGGGCGTCACGCGGTCACCGCCGCTGCCAGCCGCTTGGCGAGGACGTGCTGCGCGTGCTCCGGTTCGCCGTTGAATGCACCGACGAAGGCGAGATACGGTATCTCCCGCCCTTCCCACGCCTCCCAGCCGCCGATGCTCGCCATGATCCGCTCCACGTCGGCGCTCTCCTTGCCGTCGCGCAGATCGGCCCATGCCTGCTCGCACGGCGTCTCCGGCACGAACGCCGTTGCCGGTGCTTCGGCGGTCGGTGCGCCGCCCCGCTTGAATACGATCCCGCTCATGACGCGCTCCTTATCGGTACGATCTTCCCGCCGTGACGCTCTTTCCAGCGTCCATCGAGTACGTTCTGCCAGACCATTTCCCAGTCCGCGTAGCGGTGATCGTGGCTCTTCGCCCATCGAACGAAATACTCGGTCGCATCCCGCACAAAGGCATCCGTGAATCCCATCTCATCGGCCCAGGCAAACATCGCCTCGGTGACGATGAACGGCTCCGGGATCGGGATTTTCGGTTTCTTGCGATGCTGCTTCGGGGAAACAGCGGATGGGGTGGCGGGCGCGGCAGCGCACGCGCGTTTCTCCTCTCTCTCTGCTGTTCCTGTTCCTGTTACCTCTTCTGTTACAGTTAATCTATGTCCCGTGGGTACGGCGACGGTGCTACTAGCCTCAGGGGTGGGTGCAGGCACCCTGCCGTTAGGGTGTGATGTGGGTGTTTTGACCTTTGACGGAGTGGGGGTAGGGTCGGGTGGGGTCTCACCGAGTTCCGGGTACTCTGCCAGCACCGTCGCTTGCACATCGGATGGGTAGTTCGCGAGCGCGTTCTTCGCGGAGACGGTGAACGATGGGCCGGTGTTCGCGCGCTGCCTGCGGTAGAAGTTGTGCACCCAGATAATCTGGTGATCGCCCCACCACGTCACCTTCCGTTCGAGCGCATCAATCGCCTCTTTGACCGCATCGCCGGACAGCCCGGTTTCGAACACGAGGGCGCGGCGTTGAATCTCAAAGACCCCGCAGGCCGTCGCGCGCCGGTTCGTGATGAGGTAGACGAAGAGCAGTTTCGCGTTCGGCGGCAACTCAGCGAACCACGGATCGTCCCACATCGCCGTCTCGATAGAACGATACATCCTCTACTCCTTCGGCAACTTGTCGTGAAACCGTCCGTGGCAGGCAGCACAAAGTACCGTCACGTCGGACGGCAACTCGTGCCCGCGTCGGTCATACGTGCGGTGATGAACCTGAACATTTACTGGGGAGTAGCAGATTTGGCAGCGATTGTCCGCAGTCTTTAGCGCAACCTCGCGGACTTCCTGCCAATGCGGTGTCAGGAGATATTCGGCGTAAGGCAAACCGATGAAGTGTTTGCGGATCAACGTGCAGAGCGCATCGCAGGGATCGCTATTGAAGACGATCCCGACGCCATTCCACGTCTTGAGAGCGACGGCGATTCCTTCATCTCGGAACTTCGGCGGCACAGCGACCCAGATATGTCCCTGGTACGTGCCGATCATATAACCAAGCCACATGAGCGACACGGGCGACCGGAAATCATTTATTGCATCGGGATTGATCCAGAAGAACACGGCGTCGTAAGGATCGTGCTCACCAACGATCTCGCAGGGAGCCGACGCGAATGCATCGTCCGCAAGTACGCTGGCATACGGGAACGGGAACACGCGAAACGCCATTTGACACGCTCCTTTTTCTTGGGAGCGCCTGGGTATGGAATTCTCATGTATAATGGGAGTACCATAAGTTGCCGCTCCTGGTAACGCAGGTGCCGGTAACGGGGAGTAGAGCGACCAACTCTGCTCCCCATTTGCTGCCCTCAGTATAGCACATCGCCGTACGTACAGCAAGCAATTCCCCCGCGCTGGCAAGCAATTCCGCCGTCCGTCCCGCACGCGCTCCCCCCGTCCCGGCACCCGCCGTGCGCTCATGCGACCCCCAAATCCAGCACCGATTGCTCGAGTCGGCGGATCGCGAGGTCGCAGAATTTTTGTTCCACCTCAATGCCAATCGCGCGACGCCCGAGATTCATTGCGGCACGCAGGGTCGTGCCCGCTCCCATAAAAGGTGGTATACTTGCCTCGTGATTAACTTGACTTGTGCACAATGCGGCAAGGCCTATCAGCGGATTCCGGCGAAAGCCGACAACTCCAAATACTGCTCTCGTGCCTGCCGTGTTGCCTCTACCCGCCGTCGCATCGTTGTTATATGCCAGCACTGCGGCCAGACGGTGGAGCGAAAAGCGCATAAGCGTGACGAGGCGAGGTTTTGCAGCCGCAGGTGCAAGGGTGTTGCCTCCCGTAAGCCCCCTCTCCCGCCCGTTCCCCCGAAGCCACGTCCTCCGCTCCCGTGCTTCACATGCCTGCAATGTGGCATCGTGTTTGAGCGCACCGCTTGGATCGTGCGTCAAAATGGAGGGAAGGCGTTGTATTGTTCGGGGGCATGCAAACGCGATCACCAGCGCGCGCAATTGTCGGGTAAGAATGCGCCGGATTGGGTAGGTGGTCCGAAGACCTATCGTGGTCGGGGATGGCAACGCGCCCGCCTGACTGCCGTAGAGCGCGACGGTGGGGCTTGTCAGCAATGTGGCGTCGTGATCGGGCCGTCTATTCCTGTTCATCACATTCGCCCTTTCCGGGAGTTTGAGACGCCAGAACAAGCGAACGCTGCTGAAAATCTGGTCTGTCTGTGTCAGTCGTGCCATATGCACTCGGAACCGCCCCGTAGACGAATAGAGGCTGTTGCTGCAAGCGCTTAACCGCGACCTCGCAAAATTTCTCCTCAACCTCAATCCCAACGAAACGCCGCCCCAGTGACAAACACGCAACCGCAGTCGACCCGCCGCCCATAAACGGATCAAGGATCAAATCCCCCGGCTCGGAAAAGAGGGGTACGAGGTCATGCCATAAGCCGAGTGGTTTCCCCGTTGGGTGTTGAGAGTTGACCTTGTTCTCCACAAACACGCTCGACCGCCCGCCACCATTCCAGCGCAGCGGGGTATCGGCGCGATGGAGGAACGCCAGCCCTTCCCATCCCGGCCCCGGCCTATCGCCGGTGAACTGCGGCGCACCGTTCGGTTTCACCCAAACCCCGAACCGAACGAAGCGCCAACCAACAGGGGGACACCCGGATAGTTCCGCGATGTGACGCCAATCCATCGTCGCGACGAACCAGCGTCGCGAAAGAGGCGCACACGCCGTAAGATGGGTACGCAGCGTGTCGGCGTCGAGAGAGGCAAAGGTGACGAGCGGTTCATCACCCTTGCCCGTCCGAGCTCCCGCGTGCCACGCGGGAGAGTACGGCGGATCGGTGAGTACGAGATCGACGCTCCCCGCCGCCAGCGTCGGCAGCACGTCCTCGCAGCGCGCGTTGAAGATGGTTATTCCATCTTTCTCGTAGTACGGTTTCATACGCCCCTCTTCCGCCGTCGTCGCGGATACGCGCACACCCGCACCGTCGCGCCGCGTGGTCGCATCTCGACGATCTCCAGCACGATCCGGCATTCCGGCGCGACCGACACCGCCACCGCGCGCAGCAACCGTTGCCACGCCGTCAGCGCCCGCAGGTACGTGGCGAGGTCGAGTGGCCCCTCGCCCATGAGGTCGATGCTCAGGATGCCCGCGTCGTCTGCCACCCAATCCTCCGCTATCGTTGTGCCGCCGCCGGTACCGGGAGTGCCATCAGCGCGGTGAGGATCGCCCCCGCCGTCGCGCTCCCATCCGGGTTGCGGTGCACCTCCACGCCGCTACCCGCGCGGGCAAGGGCAGCGTTGATGCTCTCCGCAATCGTTCCGTTGTCATCGTCGGGGAGCACGGGCACGCCCTTCGCCGCGCATTTCTCGACGATCGCCGCCCGCGCCCGCTCCGCCCCGTTCGGTTGCGGTTGTTGCCGGGTCGTGGGCAGGTTCGAGGGCGCGGGTTGCGTGTTGCGCTCGGGCGCCCTCTGGGCAGCATGCGCGTCCACCCGCTCGCGCTCCTCTGGATCCATGCGGCGGGGTGCTTGCGGGGTATCCGTGTTGTCCTCGTCGTCCTGCGAATCGACGAGGCGACGATCAGCCGGTGGCAGTTTCCTGTCTGCTTCACCCTTTGCCGCCGCCGCTCCGTCCATCGGCACGCCGTCATCGAAATCGGAAGCGGCGTCAGTGCCGTATCCCGCGACCGCGCACGCACGCCCTATCGCCTTCGTCTCGGCTTTCTCATAAAAGTCCCCGAAGTCACCCGCCGTTTCCGAGCCGTGTCCGTTGATGATGACCGCGCGGCCATCCACCTCAAAGGAGATGGTCGCCTTGAAACGGGCGAATTGGTCGCTGCTACTCGTCTCTTCCGTAATGATGGATGCGTCGGGGTGCGCGGAGCGCAGCCACATGATCCGCCACTTGACATCCAGATAGTCCTGCATCCCCTGTCGCGTGCGGATTTTCCGCATGTGTGCCGCCGCATCGAAGTTGCTCGCGCTCATGCCGCCACTCGCTTTCGTTGCGCTCTGATCGCCAGACAGACGCGGCAGTTACGGCGTCCGCCCGAGATCAGGGTGTTTGCCTCGTTGAACTCATGCCCGTGTGCGCAGTGCGTCTTGCGTGCGTTTATCGCGGCGACACCCTCGCCACACAGGATGTTCGCGCGATCCGTCTTCGGTTCGACATGAGCCGGATTTCCGCAGGCACGATTGCGGCACAGATGATCCAATCGAAGACCGTCGGGAATAGGGCCGATCCAATGCTTATAGGCGAATACATGGATCAATGTGTTCTTGCCGTAGGTCTTGAATACCCCATACCCGGCATGGTTTCGTTTCCCCTGCCACTCCCAGCAGGGTGTATCCAGCGATGACGGAACCTCGACAATGTTCCTGATGAAGCGAAATTCAGCCGTCGCCTCCGACTGATGGGACTTCGTCCGCTTCACACTTGCGGAGATGTTCGCGCAATGCTCAGGCGTCCTCGGCAATCGCGGCCTGCTCCCGCCCCGCCCCGGCTTCGTCTTGACGACCGCATCCGCAAACGGCTCCGCCAGTTTCTTCATCAGATCGCTGTTGCCCACCTTCACGCTCATCTCACCCTCCATCGTGCATCCGGGCGCGCAGTTCGCTACCCTTCTCCAATTGGATCAATCGACAAATCGCCGCCTGCCGCGCCGCGATCTCCACCGCCGTCGCCACTTGCTGCGCGCTCCACTCGGGGTGCGCGTCCAGTGCCGCGAGGGCGATGGCTTCGGCGCGCAGGGCGTCCCGCAGCCGCCGTACCGTCGCGCACCGCCCCGCGTGCTCACGCAGCCGGTCGTCCCACGTCGGCGGGCGGGCGGCGTCGAGGAACGTGGGCTGCGGGTCAGCCATGCGCCACCGCCGCAATCACGGCGTGGAAGCGCGCGAACGGCCCCCGTGGAACACTGTGACTGTTAGGCATGTGTCGCCTGCTCGTCGAGCGTGATGACCGCCTCGTGGTATGCCAACTCGATTGCTCCCGCCTTCGTGTGCTCCCTGATCCGTTCCAGCGCCAGGACGAGCCGGTTGATTGCACCCGCACTCCGCGTCGCCTGCTCCGCCCATCCCGTCGCGTCGGCGTCCCGCGCGGCATAGAGCGCGTGCTCTCGTTCCGCCATCTGCCAGTACTCCTTCGCGCACTCGTAGAGCCAGTCTGCCTTGTCCGCATCGCTCATCGTCTCATCGGCCCAGATTGCCTCGAAAAAGTGCTCCTGCTCCTGCTCGCTCATCGCGTCACCTGCCGCCACACGAGCCACGCGACGCCTATCCAAACCCCGCACAGCACCCCGAGCGTCACCGCCGCAATCGCCACCGCCTGCCAGTCGATGCGCGGCAGCGTCACCTCCGGCTCGTAGCCGATGCATCCGGCCTGCGGTGGCGGGCGCGTGATCGTCAAGTCCCACTCAGCGGCGGGTGCCCTCTGGGCAGATTGCTGTGCCAACCGCGCCCGGTCGTCGCGCCGGTTGATCGCCCGCGCCACTCGCTCGTCGTCCCCGTCCAGCCAGAGTGCGCTCAT